AGTAGCACGTTCTCTTGCTTGCAATGAAGAGTCACTTTCATTATTTGTTTTAGGTTTAGATGCGTCTAATAAGGCTTGTAGAATTACAGCCAAGAATAGTAATTTTTCCCTAGAACTTTTAGTATGTGAGTTCGTTAAAAATTTTGTGTATAGTAGTGCTTCGTTTTCTTTCATCAATCCAATCTTTAGGTATACCTTCTCTTATAGAACAATATTTAAATCCATACTTATCACACCAACTTCCATTCGTCATCTTACCTCTTTTATAAAGTTTAGCTTTTGGATTCGTAAATATAAATCTTATATCTAACCAAGGTTTTTGTTCTTTAATAAATAAATGTTTTTTTCTATCTTCAATTTTAAATCTTCCTTTTACTTCTAAAATAATTCCATTATCTAATAAGAAAAAATCTGGTATATACTTTTTCTTTTCATACCATTCATAATGTACTTTACTATTTTCATATTGGTAAGGAATATTTTTTTCTTTTAATATATTACAAATATCTTCTTCTGCTTTTGATCTAAACATGTGCTATTTCTAAAACATCAGGCGTTCTCGCAACTTTTGTAAGATAACGTATGCCTTTTGCATATTGGAAACCACGAAGTCCTTGACCTCCATTAGTATCAGACCAGCAAGAATGCTTATGTGAGCAATACACGCAACCAATAGGAAGCTTATAGTTCCCACTTGTACCATCAGGTATAGACTTATAACACCGACTAGGTGGTGTATCTTTTTTAACAATCTTTTTAAGATACTCAACTCTATCTTCTGCATTAATCATTTCCATTTCATGTATCTTTAATAAAGTTAAATTACCATTTTGTTTATCAATAACAAAAAATGCAGCTTCTTTATCTTGATTGTCTTCTGCATATGCAGAGAGCTGTCCTATATAACCAAATGGATCGTCTTCACTTAACCTACCATTAGCAAACTTCTTAAAAGAATTACCAGATGCACTCTTAACATCAACTAACATTCCATCTATACGACAATCTTGATGCCCTAAAACTCCTGCAATATTTATTTCTTTTTGTTCTTCTGTTACTTCATGTCCAGCTAATCGTGTAAGAGTTAATAATAAACTTTCTAATAAATGTCCATATAAAAATTTAATTCGTGTTGGTGAATCAAAATACTTTTCTTTTTTCCCCTCTTGTAAATCATACCAGAGTTGTCTATCTGGTTTACCTATAGCTGATAATCTTAAATTAGATCTTTCTTTAGGTTCTGAAAATAAATACTCTTGTAATATTTCTTTTACTTCATTACCAAATTTATTTAAATAATTATCTATTTGTTTTTGAGATAGTTTACTTTTATTATTTACTTCAAATAATTTATAAATGTCTTCTACTAATGTATTAATATTTTTCATATCTATAAAAAATAAAGGGGTAGTCACCGATAAAAACCACCCCTTTACTCCCTCTATTAAGTTAAAGGATTAAGCAAATGCTTCAGAAGGATTAGCTGAATCACTTGCATATCCATCAACTTCGTCAAAATCTTCTTCAACACCTGAACTATAAGGTATTAAAGTTGTTACTTGTATAGACTTCAGGTCTGCTGAAGTACCTTTACGTCCTTTAAATTCCCAATCATATGTGGAATAAAGAACATTGACATCTGAGCCATTACCTATCATTGTGTTACTCATTTGTCGTTTCTTTGCATCTACTAAATCAGGAGTACGATTCATCTGACCATCTTTTCTACGTACTTTTCTTTTAATAGTTACAAAATCACCACGATCATCACCTTTATTCTTGACAGTTAACCCATCATTTTTTAGCTGATCAATTGCAGCTTTATCTAAATTACCTACATCTACAGTCCATACACCATCTGGATCAAATGTTGTATTTGGTGTTGCGATAGATGCCCAATAAGCTTTACCTGATATTACCATACTTAACTTTCCTTTACTATTTAGATTAATAAGACTCTCTCGAAAGAGAGGATTATTAATTGATTAATTAATAACAAATTATCTCATACTTTTAAAATAATGTCAACCCTTAATTTTAATTAAATTAGCTTTTTCTTTTTCGATATGAAAAAAAGGTTCATTTAAATGAGGTGCATTAGTTCTCCATGAATTTTGTATTGTTCCTACTTTAGATTTATCTACAGTATCTCCATCAATAAACCAGGCTTGAGTACAATCTGTATTAAAGACTACAAATATTAAATTATATGTAGGATATTCTTCTTTCCATTTTTTAATAAGTCTTTTCTTTCTTTCTGGTATTCGTATTTCTTTCCATGAAGGATTCCATTTATCACCCCATTGATTTTTAATCTCTACTTCAAAGAAATAATCTTTTTCTTTTTTAGCAGAAATATCAAAATAATAATCTTCTTTAGCTACAATATCTGTATAACCTTCTTTAGTTAAGTATTCTATCATAGCATCTTTAGCTCTTTTATCGTGACTTAAATAAGATTCTTTATTAAATTTTCTATTATTGTGTCTCATTAGTGTGTACTCGCCCAAGTTTTACCTACCTTCCATTCACTATCTAACTCACAATTAAGTTTTAATACTTCTTGTGTTTTCTTCATAGTCTCTTTAGTTATTTGACCAAAGGTAGTTATATCATTATTATTAACTTCAAATTGGTATTCATCATGGATGGAAGCAACAAGCTTGGCATCTATTCTTGTCATTTTAATTGAGGACATTATCTCAAGAAGCCAATGCTTGCAGACTACAGCTCCTGCACCTTGAATCAAAGTGTTAAGTGCACTATGTGAACTACGGATATGTAGTAACCTCCCATCCAATCCTCGAATGATACCATTTTGAGATGCTTTTTGAACTTTCGTTCTCAATGCATTCAATGCTGGCATATTCGATAAAAATCTATCTATTAATTGCTGACCTTTTTTAGCACCACCACCAACAATCTTACCTATTTTTGCAGCTCCAGCTCCATAAAGAAATGCATAGATAAAAGTTTTAGCTTGATCTCTATTAGATAATCCTGCCATTTCCATATTAGCTGTATGTATATCTCCTGTAAGTAACTCATTAGTAAACTTTGTATCATTCATATAATGAGCTAAACATCTTAATTCTAAACCACTTGCATCTGTACCTACTAATGAGTACTTATTTATATCAGAAACAGTCCAACAATCTCTACACTCTTTACCATAAGGTGAGTAAACAGCTGGTACTTGAGCCATGTTAGGTGAGTTGTGTGCCATACGTCCTGTAATAGTCCGTAATGTCATAACTCTACCATGAACTTTATTATCTTTATCACATAATTCTATCCATGATTTAATTTGTGCTACTCTTTTTTGTAATAATAAATATCTTGAAAACATTTTAGCTTCTGGCATATTAATACTTTTTAATACTTCTTCATTAACAATAACATTACCTTTATCTGTTTTCAGTTTAGGTTCCCATCCTTTTTCTATAAGTCTTTCAGCTATTTGTTTACGACTTCCTATATTAAATGGAATGTATTTAACTTTAGTTTTAAGTTGTACTTCAGTAGGTGGGAATAATTTTTGTGCTTTATCTACTAAACTATCTGCTTCATCTTGTAATGTAGCCATAAGTTCTGATGCTTTTCTTAAATTTAAAGTAAATCCATTTTCTTCTTGTTGATCTAATATAACTCTAATTTTATTTTCTAATAATAAAGATTGTTTAGAAAAGTTTTTACTTTCTTTTTCTAAATATTTAGCTACTTTAAAAGTTAATTCAACATCTTGCTTACAATATTCAAGCATAGCTGGTGTATAATAATCAAAGCTTTCTACATCTCCTTTATTAAAGTTTAATCTTTCACCCCATGCTTGTAAGCTATGCCCTTTATTTCTAATAGGATTAAATAATTGTGACTCTAATAAAGTATCTCGTATTTGATTTGACTTAATAGATGAATTAGTAAACTTATTTAATAATGGTGCATCAAAAGATAATCCATTATGCATAATAAAAGTATCAATTAATTTAGACCATTCACCAAACTCTTTACATTCTTCTTGCACCCAAGTTTTAACTTTACCTGTTGTATATTCTTTAGCTACAATACAATGTATTTCTGTAGCATTATCTTTAAATCCATTTGTTTCTATATCAACTACTGCTATTGTCATTCCTACAATCCTTTTCTATATTACTTTTTAATTTCTCACCACCAAATAATTTATCCCAATCATTATCTTCCACAGCTCCACACCAATTACATTCCTCCCCTTTACCAATCCTCATATCTGATTCTTCTATAGGACAATAATGTTTCCACATTTTAGATTGCAAAGCTTTCTCCACAACCACAACTAGATGTTGCATTAGGATTAGTTATTCTAAGAGATGATCCAGCTATATCTGTTACATAATCTATTGTAGTATTAATTACACTTAATGTAGCTGTTGGATGTATATATAAAAAACCAGAATCTAAAATAACTTTATCTCTATCTTCTAATTCTTTATCTTCTTCAATCAATTCCCACTTATATCTTAATCCTGCACAACCTCCTCCATCTACAGCTAACATAACACCTTTAACTTTTTTGTCAAGTATTAAATTAGTTAAATGTTTGTCAGCTGCAGAAGTAATTTTAACTAT